TGCCGCTCCTCTTCTAACAGAACCTTGATTTGTTGCTAAGATTGTTGAGTCGTAGATTTTTATAAATGGAATAACACCATCAGATGTTCCATTATTTGTGATTTTCGCACCAGCGGGTCTAATCATATTGATACCGATACCAACTCCTCCTCCGTGTTTCGCAAGTAACATCAATTCAAGATTTTTGTTACCAATTTCGAAAATACTATCACCAACATCAATACCAAAACATGAAATTGGTAAACCTCTATCCGTACCTGTATTTGAAAGAACAGGTGTTGCAAGACATAACCATCCTTTCCATATATAGTCAAAGAATTTAGTTGCCAAATGTGGTTTACCCAATCTTTGTGCAACTTTGGTTGACACTCTCCAATAAGCGTCTTTTGGTTTCTCACCAGGTAAAAGATATCCCTTTGATATCGTTTTTACATAAATTTCTGTATTACCCCATGATGGAAAATCAACATCTAATTCCCACCCGAGTTCTTCTCCGTAGTTCTTCATATAACAATAAAATTTTTTTTAATTAAAAGATGTCATCCCAATTCTCACCCTCACCCGCTTTACTGTAATCGGTAGGTCTCAATGCGAAGAAATCTGTGTGTGTAACTCCTCCGGTAAGATGAAAAAACCAGTCCAATTCAGATGCCTTCTTCTCATTGAATTTGAATGTTGGGTCATACCCAAGTTCAACTAATTTTTCGTTGATTCGTTTATTAATAAATTCTTTGAGGTCGGATGCCTTTAAATTTTCAAGGTCACCCATTTCAAAAATCTTATCAATAAATTTGTGTTCTAATTCTTGGATAAGTTTAGCAGCATTATAAATGTCTTCTTTAGCCTCTTCCAATAATTCAGGGTATTCTAAACACATATGTCTGAATAATTGACATCCCATTTTAGAGTGAAGTGATTCGTCTCTTACACTCCATTTCATTTGTTGTCCGATACCTTTCAAAAGATTTCTCATTTGGAAACTATAAAGAACTGCGAATGATGAATATAACGCAACACCCTCAGCAAACGCTGAGAAAATTGCCAAACTTCTTGCAACCTCAACTCTCGCTTTAGGATTTTTCTCTAAATCCTTTGGTGTCCAATCTGCAGTTGTATTTGTAAGTAATTCAAAACGTTCTTTCATAGTCTCATCATGTAAAAACCCTTCAAAATCCTCCAAACCTAACGTCTCATTTAGATATGAATATGCAACCGAGTGAATTGTCTCTTGAGACCCAAACGCCATCGCCATTTGTTTGATTTCGTGTTTTGGAAACCATTTAGTAACCATTCCTGTCCAATAATCCGATACCGCACATTCTGTTTGTGCGAACCCTAAAAGGATGTTACCAACTAAGTGTTTTTCAGAACCACTTAAATTTTCATTCCAATCTTTAACATCACCCTGCATAGGAATTTCGGTGTGTAACCAAAATGCCTGCATTTGTTTTAACCAACCCTCATTGTAATATTCGGGATATTCAAATGGTTTAAACGCAATTCTATCTGTAAATAACTTACTCATATCTTATATAAATTAAACTCTAACTTTTTTTTCTTGTGCCTTTCTAAAGACTTCGGCAGCTCTGTTCGATCTTCTCTCTTCTTGTTGATGTTCGTGACCCAACAAAGTGTTTTGTGACTCCGTATCAATCACTAAGAATTGATTGTCGAATTTACAATTTTGCCAAATAATGCCATCCTTACCAACACGAGATTTCAATAAAGTTAATGTAGCCAAATTACTCTCCTTTTGTTCAAGTGTTTTACCAATTGAAAGAATGATGTGTGCTATTTGTGCCTTCTTAATAGAACCACCCATTTGGTCTCCTGTCACAACCTCAGATGAAATTGAACCTCTATTACCTTGAGTTGCAGTCCAAATAGCAATATTGAATTCGGATGTCATTGATTCTAAACTTCTCATGATTGAACCCTCACCCTTCCATTCTTCACCATCAACACTTCTTTCAGGTGAGATACAATCAACATAGTCGATTAGTACCAAGTCAGGTTTAAACCCTTCTGAAATCATTTTTCTAATCTTAGATTTAATTTCAGAAATAGTAATGTTGTCACTCGGTAACTTGGATAATTTCAAAGAACCGGTAGACCTTTCTTGTTGTTCTCTAACCGCAGATAAAACTTCTTCTTTAAATTCAGGTTGGTCATCCGGTGCAATTCCTGACCAAATTGTATAATGTTTTCTTTTAATTTGTGCTTCATTATCTTCGAAAAATATTTGAAGAACATTAAAACCATCATTATATGCCGTGTTTGCAAATTTGGTCATTAAGGTAGTTTTTCCTGTACCAGTTGGTGCCAAAACAACACCTAATTCACCTCGACCTAAACCACCCTTTAGTACGTTATCTAATCCAACGATACCCGTTCTAATAGGTAATCTATAATCCTTTTCAAGTGCATCGTCTATGTTGTGAAAAACATCAACAACAGTATCATTCATTATACCTACTTGTAACGCCTTTTGGATTTTTTGTTCAATCTTATTGTAGGATTCGAATTCTCCATTCTCAATAATTGATTGGATGACCTTTAATTCCTTTTTAAGATTTTGTTGTCTACAGAAATTTAATGATTTGTCTTTAACAAACTCATCATTTTTCTCCAAATTTTTGATTGATTCTAGTGTATCAATGTGTGGACGATTAACATCTTTGTTACCGCCTTCAGACATTATTTTTTGAGCCAATGTTTCATAGTTGGGTACTTTGTTATAAGACAAGTGAAGTTCCTTTATGTTTTCCATAATGAACTTAAATGAATTGTTATCAAAATACTTGCTTTCTAAGACATCAATAATTACATCACCAAATTTTTTATCTTCAATAATGGACTTTATTAATTGTTGTTGAAACGTGTGACCTAGATAACCAAAATTTTTCTCTTCTGACATTTTTTTTTATTTTAAAGTTGATAATTCAAATATGTTGTTTCCAAATTTTTGGATGACAAAATGTCAGTTAAGTCTGACAAAATTCTTCTCAATTTTGGGCGAATGTCCACAGTGTACCTTACTTTTGGGTGATAGTAGTATGCGGGGAATATTCTTGAAATAAATACATCATCGTTGAGTTTAATTTCAATCAAAAAGTCTTCTTTTTTATCTTCGGACGAATCTTCCACAACCTCTAAATTTGAGAAATAATTTTGATTTTCACACAGATAATCGGATGTTTTTATTTTCAAATCATCACTGATATCTTCCGAAATATTTTTTACATATTCATGTAAATCCATACTTCTTCTTGCTTGTGGATTATGGTTTTTTACGTTGAAGAATCTTTGACACACGATATTTCCATCTAATGTAAACAAAAATTCGAATTTTGTGATTTCTTGTTGATTATTCATAATTTTTAACTTTGATTATTTTTTTTTTATTTTTTTCTTTTCTTGTTAATCTTAAAAATGGATTTAGAAAATTTGTCCACGCATCATCAGATTTTGGTAACAAATTGAAAATTCCATCCTCCGTCATCATTTTCATCATATTTTTATATGAACGGCCCTCAGGATCTAAAACATCATTAATTAATAAATCTATATTTTCCTTTGCTTCATCAGTTAGAAACGGTTCTTCGAGACTAACTATTCTTTTGTTCACTTGGAAGAATTCTTCACCAAACACACCATACTTGGTAACACCGGTTAAAATATTTTTATATAACCAATTATGTTTATCTTGTTCGAATAGTTGATTGGTGCGGTCTATGACTTCTTCCAATGAAACACCCCTTTCTCTTATCTCAGGAAACAAGGTTAATAACCTTTTAACTCCCATATTTTTAATTCCTGAAATATTATCAGACGGGTCTCCACACAACATCTTTATCAATTTCACATTATCAATGTGAACAGGTTCATGATTGTAAATTATTGTATCATTGACCTTATAGAGTTTTTGATGTGATGGATTGAATATGTGGGTGCTTTCTGAAACAAGTTGTGTTAAATCCCCATCAGAAGAATAAATAATCTTATTTTCTTCTTGGGAACTAAGGGAGTAGTAGGCAATACAATCATCACTTTCACAGAACTCAAATTCTCCCTGTCTTACGTATAATTCTTCGAGATATTGTTTTATTCTATGTCTTTGATAATTGTAATTATCTATTTCCTCTTCACTTCTAATCCTGTTTTTTCGATTCTCCTTGTATTGATGATAGATTTGTCTTCTAGATTGTGACCCATCCTTACCGTCCCAAAAGACAACGATTTTGTCTAAATGATAAATCTCAAACGATTTTCTAAGAGTATTGATAAAATGAAAAATTCCACCAATGTGTTTTCCCTTATAGAAGTGATTTTTAAGACCAAAGAAACCAATCGTAAGTAAATTGTCACCATCAACTAATAATACAGACATTAATCATTATTAAAAATCATTACTTTCTTCTGTTACTACTTCTACATCCGTAATGTCAGTAACACTAACACCTAACATTTTACTAATGTAATCACCACTCTGTTTTTTGTACTCATCGATAGATTTTTTCTCTTCAGAATCTTCTCTACCCGGCATAAACCCATGTGATGTTACCAAGATACGTCCATCTTCATATCCCAAACCATTGATGTGGTTTTTCATAATTGAGATTTTTGTTCTTGTAGCAATTTTAACTTTTCTCTTATCTTTTGTGATTGAGATTTTGGTCGTACCTGCACCTTTTTGATTACCAAATAGGAACACAATACTTGAATTCAACCAAATCGCCTCACCACCTTTTGCTTTAATTTTTGGTTGTCCAAATGGGTTGTCAGGTAATTCCACCCATGGTTGGTTAACAATAATTAAAGTGTTTGTATGAGGTTTATCAGTTCTTCTTGACCCCGATATACGTTGGTTAATACCCATTCCGATTTTATCTGCCAAAACCGATGCATTGTGTTGTTTACCACCTTTACCATCATATGTCATCTTACATGGAACTGAACCAACAGAATCCCATAGGATTAATAAATCGTGAGGTAAGTCTCCTTTCTCTTGTGCATCAAGTAGTTCATTGATATAATCTGTGATTTGTTCAATGTACTCGAAATCACTATTAAAAAGATAATCACCATCCTTATCGAATCCCATCAATTCGGCATGGTCCCAACTCCATTTTTGTTCTGTAATAATGAACACAGGAATGATACCCTTTTTTTGTGCATCTACCGCCGATTTAACCAACGCAGTTGTTTTACCTGTATCACTATGTCCTAATAACATATTGATATGTCCCATCGCAGGGCCGGGAATACCACATGCATCTAAAAATGCGTCACCCAAATCGAAAAATCGGTCAGGTTTATATTCCGCCTCTTTTGAGAACTTTTTCTTAATTGAACTAAAATCTGTTTTCTTAATTGCCATGTTTTTGATTTTTTTAAAAACACCCCAAGGACTTTATGTCCTCGGGAATGTTCTTGTTAATTAAAATGGTAAATCTGAGTCGGTATCGTCATCATCCTGAAGATCAACAACTGGTGCAGATTTTTTAGGAGCCGCAATTGTTTCTTCTGAACGAGATTCCAACTGAGTTGCTGAAATCCATTTATTACTTTCAGTACTCCATTTCGGAGTCTCTCCATTAGCAACCAATTCAAGATAGTCTTCTCCCTTTTTAGAGTAAACGTCAGACCATGTTAATGAGTCATTAACCCATTCATTTGCTTTATTTTGGTCTTCGTGAAGTGGTCCTTGGTCTTCAGGAATAATGGAATTAATAGTTGTATATTCTTTCCCTGTTCCCGCTTTAGTTAGTCCCAAAGAAAGAATCAAATCTCTTCCTTTGTTAATATCAGTAATGTCTCCTTTATTTTTAAAGATAGGGAAGATTTTATCTAAAACACCTTCGTTCTTTGCGTTGTGTTTAAATCTCCAAAATTTCACACCATCTGCTTCATGGTCTCTATCGATAATCTTTACAATGTAGAATTTACGAGAACGATATTGTCTTGCAAGTTCTCTATCTGATTCAACACCTGTCTCCATTAAACTTTGATGAACCTCATTTAATGGTGATCTTTTACCTTCTTGTTTTGGGTCATAGAGTTTTAACCACTGACCATCCACTTGAACTTCGTGAAAATACACCTCAACAAAAGGTGAACCTCCGTCTTTAGATGGTAAAATTCTAATTCTTTTTTCCTCACCACGAGAACCTTTTGGTAAAAGTGTGGTGAAATACTTTTTCAGTCTGTCTTCTTGTGAGACTTTGTTTCCGTTGCCACCTGTGGCTTGTTTACTTTTTTCGTACTGTGCCAGTACTGCATCAAATGTTGACATATTAGTTAAATTTTAAAATTAATGATAACGTTACTCATAAAGTATAAACTAAAAAACCCGAATTAAAAAATCCGGGTCTTTATTTTTGAAAATTATTTTTTCACTACTCTAAAGTTAGAAGATAAGATAATTTATTGACTTCTCCAATCATTTCGTCTCTTATGTTTAATAAATCTGTGTCCACCTCGTCCAATTCAATTTGAACCAAGGCTTCTCTTACAGTATTAATTAATCCCTTCATATCCAAATCAGATAAATTATTCAGTTCTATTGTTTTTGTTCCTTCATCAAGTACAAAACGACCGTATTTTCCCATCGCAGACTCAACGAAAGTATCAATTAAACCATCCATAACTTCATAAAAGTTACCAAAAGCTTGATGTCTAGCATAACCTTTGGTTTGCCAATGGTTTACTTTCATTTGAACTTGAAGTCCCATGAAAAAATTAATATTAGAACCTAAATTCATCTTCTTCTCTATCCGGATTAAAACTTTGTCTTATTGTGTCTTTTGTATATTCATCAACATCTCGTTTTGATAAAACGTATTCATTTTTTCCACTTTGTCTCATTTGGTCTTGTTTCGTCGCAAAAAATTGTTGTGGATTTTGACTAAATGGATATGAGTCTAAGGATCTCATTTCCAATTTTTCTTGTGCGGTCGGTTCTCTCATAGTTTCAACTTTAGAACCTAATTGGTCAATTTTAGACATAACCATATCCATTTGGGTTAACTTACTTTCCAAATCAGATAGTTTACTAAAAACATCATCCATCTTATTTACCACACCATCTTGTTCCGCTTTCTTGTCATCCATTTCTTTTTTGATACTCTTGGTCATATTAACCAAATCAGTAATATCAATCTCTTCAACATCGTCAGTTGCAGGTGCTGGTGGAGGTGGTGGCATATCCATTGGAGCTGCACCCATAGGTGGTGCTGGTGGTAAATCACCGGCCAATGCAGGATCTGCAGGTGGAACATCCTGTTCCATAATCATTTTTTTCCCGTATTTGTTAATCGCGTTAAAACGCTTTAACTCTTCGTGTAACTTTTTCTCTAAACTCATGGCTTTAATCTTGTAAAAGTTGTCTACCGTCTTCGGTAATATATTTTTTATTTATTCTTTCAACAATTCCATCTTTAGACCTGATGACATAACACTCTCCGGTTGCCAAGTCACATTCTTCCCGTTCCATCCCATCGTTAGATACCTTTCTAACTTGTTTTGTGTTTAAAAACTGGTCTACGGTGTTTCTTAATTTATTATTGTCCATAATGATTTTATTATAAATATAAATATCCCGTTTATTATTAATGTTTTTATTTTATTCTAAAATAAAGAATTTCCCCTTCCGATATTTTCAATTCACTCATTAGTTTATTGGAAAGTCCGATACCATAACCATCTATAAATGGTCCAACATTAACAGGTCCCGAAACATTTAAAGTATCTACTCTTCTATCTAAATCGTAATTTGGATTTAAGGTATATTGTTTATTGTTATTAGGATTCAAGAATTCTGTAACACCTGTGATTATTTTATCTGCTGTTATACTTTTACTAAACTGAAACTTAGTTGAATAGAAATAATGAGAATTCGACAATTCTTTTAGTTCTGACCATTTCAATCCAGTTTGACCCTCCGAATTCACATTGATTGTATTTTGGAGTTTACTCAATAGTGACATGTGTGTAGAATCCGATAATTCATATATAGTAGATTCCAATCCCATTCTGGCAACTTTCGCTCTAAACCATTCACCTTGTTGTCCATTTTGTTGTCTATAGGTAACTTTTTGTATGTATTTCTCATTACCATAACCATTAAATGGTATTCCAAACTGACTTATTCCAGAAGTATTAATAAGTTGTTCTCCATTTATCTGAGTTGTTCCCATGTCGGTAACAAAATTCCCAAAATCTGTTTTAATTGTTTGTTCAGTTGTACCGTTTGTACTTGTTGTATTTTCAGTCGCTTTTTTAACAATGGCACGTGCTGAGTTTGTAATCTTATCTAATAATGACTTATAACTTGATACAAACGAATCCTCAGGGTCAGGTAACGCCGCTACCGGTATTCTTGTACCCTTAAAACTTGTTTCAATATTATTATCTCTAATATTATGACTAACTTCTGTAATCCAATATGTACCTCTAAACATTGGAATGTTCTTAAGATAAAAATACATTGTTGGTTGTATCATAACATTACCCATACAAGTAACATCGCATGAATAAGATGCCTGTCTGTAGTAATCAAACAAACTAACGTCAACATTGTATGTACCAGCACCCGATTCGGATCTTGCAAGATTTTCCAAAACAACAAACGATTCTGATGTGTTTTTTAATGTTGTTTGGTCTAACGATACTCCTTTAAAAATATTTTGATATTGGTCACCAAAACTTACTTCAAAGGCAACAACCTTATTGGATTTATTTAATTGGTCAATATCATATAATTCGGGTAAGGTCGCAATTAATGGGTTTTTATTTCTATTTGAAATGTCAAAACTATCATCATTAAATTTATAATCTTTACCCATATCCGCAGGGTGAGTTGATGATGGTCCTACGAATTGTACAATTATTTTAGGTGATGATTCTTCATAATCAACATCTAAGAATGTCCCGAATAAGTTCTCAGCAACTTTCTTAGAAGGTGTTATTTTAGATCTATTTGAGATATTTGTTCCATAGAAATTTACATATCCGGGTAATGCTCTCATATCAAACCCACTACCTTTTAATAAGGTGGATATTGTAGAATATAAATCTATGTTATCATTTCTACTATCAATTAAGCCAATGAATTTACTTAAATTCAGATATGTTTTACTTCCAATGTCTCTATTTGCTCTATCTAAAAATAAAAATTCTTCAAATAATAATCTTTGTCCGAGTGAATTACCCGCAACCCATTTATCATTAAATGATTTAAAACTATTGTAAAGTTCAACCTTGACTTGTCTATTATTATAACCGTCAACAAAATTGACCACTGAATCATTTCTTTCTAGTTTTAAAGATGGGAACTTAGATATTAATTGAGTAAGAAATAAATTTAATCTATTATTTGTACCACCTGATTCATTTGCTGAGGTTTTTTTATCTATTATATTATCCTGTAAATAAACTGAAAATGCATCTCTTGTATTAACTCCACCATCCTTAAGATATCCAGCATAAATCAAAATTAAAGGTCTAAACAATAACACATTTTCTTCATCCAATCTTATGTTTGATATACTGAAGAAGTCTTGATATGTTATTCCTGTATCAGGGTTTTGTCCAACATATAATTCAATGTATTTTGTATTACCACTCTGAGATGGGAAATCATACGACCCCCATGATTCGGTCTGACCAGTATAATTGTTCAATACATATGGGTCCAATTCTTTTGGATTACCCAAAGTTATTTTAAGGTAGTTATCGGCCTTTGTAAGTTCTTCGGTTAGAACAACTAACTTTTGCTTCTGTCTACTTTTAATTTTTAATATAATATCTTCAATTTCCGTACCATCATCCGACTTCTTCTCAATTTTTACAATTTGTTTTAGTAATTTTTGAAAATTATCATATTTCACATTCGAGAATTTTTTAAATGGATCTTCAATATTAATCAACTCAGAACTGAATTGTAAAAATATTTCCTCAAACTCATCTAAAATCTGTGGACTAAATGTTCCTATTAAATCAAAAACTTTCTTTTGGTTTGAACTAATTTTATATATGTCATCGGTTAAACTAATATTATATTCGTCATAATCGAAAAATGTTTTACCACTAAAACTATCATTAATATACTCGTCCTCCCAAATTAATCTAAAATTAAGTTGCTCCGATTTATCAAAATCAAAATCCGATGGTACTATACTGACTTCATTTTTCAGATTAATATACATGTTATCTCCATCACTAGGTAAAATGGTATAAAACATGTCGGTAGAAACAAATTTTGAATTGTCTACATATTGTGTCCAATAATTCAAACCATTTTCTTTAGACCTAACTCTTCCGTTAATTTTTTGACTAACAGTATTACCCGAAAAGGACGTATTTCCAGAAGAAACCACATAGTGGTTGTAATCATTAATAACTTGATGATATACCGCATCATAGAAAGGATGGACACC